CTTTAAGTCTGCTCCGGCTTGTGCAGTAGCCGCGTTAATTAGTGCTTGTGTTGCTATTGCTTGTGCTGCACTAGCGTTAGCGACACCGGTATTAGCAGTATTTTGCGCTGCTACAATAGACGCATCCTGCGCTGCTACCCATTCTCCTGCGTTTACACTATTAGCACCCGCTGAGGCTGCTCTATACAGCTTATTACCGTCATTAGTATCTACCCATAAATCACCTATACCGTCTGACACGGGTACACTACTTTGCAGGAATGTAAATACCTTCCCATCCGCAGTAGCTTGGGCATCTGCAGCGTCGTCAATTGCTTTACCTATATCGTCGTCTTGGGAAGGAACCCAACTACCTGCTACTCTTATATGTAACTTTTTACCGTTATTAGTATCAATCCAGTAGTCTCCATCATCTGAACTGGACGCCCCTGTCGTAGCTGGCGGTTCGTCTTGATAGAAAGATTTAATTTTTAAGTCTGCTCCGGCTTGTGCAGCAGCCGCGTTAATTATTGCTTGTGCTGCTGTTGCTTCTACTGCAGCTATTGCGCCATCCCTTAGACTTACCCAATTACCTGTTCCTGTCGCAGAAGCTCTGTAGAGTCTATTATCCGCATTAGTGTCTAGCCACAGGTCTCCTATAGAAGTAGCAAAAGGAGTAGAGTCTTGAGCAAAGGTAGTAGTGCCTCCGCCCTCTAGCGATACTTCTGTCCAGTTGTCTGTCCCGATACCTGTTGATCTATACAGTTTATTATTGTCATTCGTATCAATCCATAGGTCCCCGATTGCAAGAGCTACAGGCTCTTCTTCTTGGGCAAATGTAGTAGCTCCCCCTGTTGAGCCTAAACCTGTTGGGTCTACAATAAGTTCCAGAGGGAAAAACTCAAATACTCCATTATTGTTTCTAACGGACCCTACCACAGTATCTCTAGCATTATCTTGGAAGAAAGTTACTAGAGCAGGAACGACCGAGTTTATAGCATCCGTAAAAACTCTATCAATACTCATTTCAGTATTTGACCTAACATAAATTACTTCCGCTGCTTTAGTTGAAGAAAATCTAATTATTTCTCCAGCCCCAAACTCAGATAAGAAAGAAGTTCCTGACCCTAATACAGAAGTACTCTCAGCAGCAATAGATACAGTACCGGATTGATTAGTAAAAGCAGTACTAAAATCGTCAGACCCGTCCCCTGCGTCAAATAGATATTCAACATCTAAAGAGTTAGTTGCCTTATTAGCTAAAAGGTCCTGATAATATACTAGTTTCCAAGGGTCTCCTGAGTCGCTTACATCAAAGAAAAGGTAGTGAGAAAAGAAAAGAGCTTCATTTTCATTAAAGCTAGCAAAATCCAAGCTTGGTATACCGCTAGCGTCTTGAGTATTTGTATCTTCTAGTCCATTGCCAAAAGAGTATATAGTATTGGGAGAACCAGGAGACTTAAAGTTAAAAAACGATTCTGCTGTGGAAAGAATCCCTGCTTCCGATATTGTAATTGGAGAACTTATAGTTCCTCCAATTATAAATCCTTTATTCTGTGTAGGAGCGAACCCACTAGTAGGTCCTACCTCAAAAGTAACTTTAACTAAGTCTGATTTAGTTCCGAAAACTGATATAGTACTTATACCTAGCTCAAAAGTACCTTCTGGTAGTGCCGCTTCTCCAGTTGTAGTGGTTCCTTTCTCTACGAATATAGGGCTATCAAAATTGGGTATGTTGTGTCTAACCTCATACTTATCTACAAAATCATAGGGAGTTGAATCTACGTTTTTTGGCGCATTCCAACTTACCGAAACTAAGGTCTTGTCTGCACTTGTTTTAGTAACAATCAGATTACCTACGGTAGGAACTACAGGAGCTCTGTCTATAAAAGGGTCTACATATGGGGCGCTAAAATCTTTATCTACCTTTCTGTATTTTTCGTTGAAGTGTTCTATGCCTACAATATCAAACTTATTGACAGAAGTTTCTGTTATTGTTAAAATCTTATATTCTTTGGCAGAACCTACTACAGTTGCACCATCTATACCTATTTCTTTTAAAGCCCACATAGTCTCAGCATTTACTTTATCTGAGAACGGTGTAGTAACACTTAAAGAAGTTACAGAACCAGGAGAAGTAGATACTTCTCTGCTCTCTACCCTACTATAAGGCTGCCACACTGTGTTTACTGCATCACCACTATCGTCGACCAAGTTGGAAGCTTGAGCTTCTGTAAACTCTCCTGCTATTAGGTCCCCTACTGCGTATGATACACTAGATATAGTAGCACTATCTTGTGATAGAAATACTCCGGGCTTTTCTATTAAAATACTAAGTTCGTAGGTATTAGTAGTTAAAGAAACAGCTCTGTCTAATGGTACGATGCTAGTGGTCCTATTGCCTGTATTAGACACTCTGCCACTGTAGGAAATAAAGGTTCTATCTGCATCTTGTACGTTAATAATATTACCGGGACGCAGAAAGACCGCTCCCATAGACGTAGAGAAGCTAACGAGTTCTTTTTGGTTAATACTTGTAAATAGCTTCCATCTACCATATCTAGTAGCCTGCCCTAAAGAAGTTGCTCCAAAAGCCACCGCTTTTTCTTTTATTAATCTTCCTGTTTTTACTATATTTTCTCTATCTTCTACCAATAAGGCTTCAGGCTTATACTGGTTTTCAGGGTTATTCCAGGATACTATAAACTGATTAGGACGTATCTTACCGCTCGTACCTTCATAGTTGAATGTACCTCCCACAATATTACCTTTTGAAAAAGTATACACAGGGTCTTGTGGTTGGTCAACAACAGGAAGTATATTACCATCCGTCCAATAAAGCATAGCCCTAAAAGTAGTAGCCATATCTTTAAGTACTTTATATGCTTGAGTAGCTTTAGAGAAATAGTAGTTAGCAACAAATCTAGGTTCTAACCCTTTGCTTCCATCAGGTACTAACTCATCACAATACCTAGCTATTCTGTATAGCGCAAACTTGTCTATGTCGTCAGTATCTAACCACTCTCCTAGGCCATATCTGTTATTAATTATTATATCATAGAATATCCAGGCTGGATTGTTTGTATACACTTTGGAAGGTCTAAAAGCCCCGTCCCAATTTTGGTAAGAAGATTCCTGTGCTCCTGAAGTTACATTTCTATTATAGTTAGCCACGCCTGTGGGAGACTCCTCTCTAGTAATATAGTTACTAGGGACTTGTATCAATAGACCTCTACATAAGTAGGACAAATCTGGTGGCGTGGTAAAATTCTTGGTACTAACTCTTGTGTTGATATAAGCTGTGTAAGGAAAAGATAGACGTTCTTTTATTGTACTTACTACAGTAGATAAAGACGACTCTAAAGATACTTGGTACTTTCCTATTGGTTCGTATGAATTATCGCGTCTAACCCCGACATCGTCTCGTGTTAGCTTAGAAACCTTTATCTTGAAGTTCTCAAAAGGTTTGTACATATTTAAATCTAGCACTTCTTCTATACTGAAGCTACTAGACTGTGTGCTACCATGTACAAAGTAGCTATCTCCACCTATAGAACAATTAGTCCATGCATTAGAGAATCCTTGCCCTTTGTCGAGGTCTATTTCGATCTTATACGCACATAGCCCGATATTACGAGAGCCCGTAGATGAACTAGTAGAGATTAGCGAGGGGTATTGAAAAGATATACGTAGCAGATCTACTTCTCTAGCAGTACTAGTAGAAAGACCTAAAGCACTTGAAGTAAGTGTTTTAGAACCCCCTAAATTTAGGTCAGGCCATGTATCTCCTGTACTAGCTACTTCGAATTTATGGTTGGGTTGAGCCGTAAAAGAAGTAGCTCCACTGCCTCCGTAAACGTCTGAGATAGGTTGTTGAAATAAATGACCGTTTCTCATTTCGTACTGGAAGCCTTCATACTTAGTCTTATCGTTTAGACTGCTTCCAGCGCTTAAATCAGTAACAAAGTCTGAAGAGCCTATATCACATTTAAAACTTCCAGCAATAGGTGAGTTCACAGCTAGAGTTAGGGAAGTTGGTCCTTCATTAAAAGAGCTAATAAATACTTTACCATCTATAATAACTGTATAGTCCGAGTCATTACTAAATATAGCAGGAAGTGTAGTTCCTGCTATAGTGCTGCATGTAACTGCACTTGTACCTGTATATGTCTCTATATAGCCTCTAAAGAACTCAGTGTTATTTTTTAAAATACGTATTAATACAGAAGCTTCAGGATTAGCATCCGTCTTTTCCATTATAGAAGCAAATATAGGAGAGCTAGAGCTTATAGATACATGTCGAGAGTCTACTCGTGTAACAGTAGAATTTGCAGCACTAGCTATTTCTCTGATAAACAGGTACCTAGTTGCACTAACATTAGAGTAATGAGAAAGATCTATCTCATTATCTGATATCTGTACAGTAGGGCTGCCTACCGTAAAAGTAAAGTTTACAGAGGTTCTAGAGAGAAAAGTGGCTGCGTTTGCTTTACTTGTTGCAGAGTCTCCTGCGAAGTAAATGGAACCCGCTGCGTTTACCAACCCATAAATAGGGCCCTCACATAAAATGTCTGTTCTAGAGATTATCTGTTCTTTAGTTATATTTCCGCGTACTAGCATTACTCTAGTTCTCCATTTATATCGCTGTAAAAGTCATTTCTGTCTTCATTTACAGCTGTCTGTGATACTGACTTAATTGCAAAAGATATTGGCTGTCCCGGAATCAATAATTCCCCATAAAGAACAGGGACAGGATCTCCTTCTACTATACTACTAGAGTTACCTGAGTACAGATAGCCATTCTCTTCCTCGCGGTCTACTGAAGGGTCGGGTGCCATCAGTTGAGAGATACCTGTTAAAGCTAGGTTTGTCGCTATTGACATGGCTGTGGTTGCTGCTAAAGCGTATCCTCCTCCTGCGTTGGCTAGCGCCCCTCCTATTGTACTTGTGGCTTTTACCATATTACTACCCATACCTACTGCTGCCGCACCTCCAGGAATAAGTAGAACCGCAAAGATAGCAGCAGCTGCCAGTATCTTTGCTCCCCCACTCTTAGCTCCAGAAACTATAGGACTTATAGTGACGTCCCCTTCTTTTAGGTCTTCCAGTAAATTAGACTCTTCTGTGTATTGGTCATTAACTAAAAGGGAAAACTCAACTCCCTGTTCTACTGCTGTTGCCAGGTACTGTCTAATAGAAGGGAAGTTAGCTTCTAGGCACTTTAAAATATCAGAAGTATTTTTTGCATGTATTTCGTGGTGATCGCCATAGAGTGTGCCCATCTCTCCTTTTAAATATACATTACGTTTCATATCTATAAACTCTTGTTATATGCTTAGCCCAAAAAGGGAATAGGTTTTCCCTGCATGATAGCCGGTTAACCGCGTGATGTAGAAAAGTATCATTATTACCCACTACTACACCTAAATGATTATTAATTTTATGATCTACAGCTAGTACTATTAGATCGTGTTTCTTGTAATTGTCTACGGGGTAGAAGCCCCAGCTCTTTAAACAAGCTTCTGTAATGTAGTCTTCGCCTTCTAGCCACCAATCGTCTTTGTATTCTATGCGAGGGCCAAAATCTGCGCCGAAAGTACTTTTAAAATATTCCATACAGAGAGACAGACAATCAGCTTTACCAAATTCGTATTCCCTGCCTATTAGAGTATAAGAAGTATTAGTAGGGCTTAACACTTCTTTTGCCATAGAAGGGTACGAGTATATGATATAAGGAATGCCTATAGCATTACAAGATATTATGTCTCTCGGGCTTGGAGTTGCGGGGCTGTTTACGTGACTATGTACTATAGCTAGAATATCGTAAAGTTTTTCTATGGCTCTATACTCTTTAGGGCATATAGTAAAAGAATCTTGTTCTTTATCAATATTAGTACATTTAACCCAAATCCTCTTACCTTTATGCAAGGCTATAACTCCACAACCTTCTCGTGGGTACTCGTCTTCGAAATGCTGTTTTATCTGATTATCTAAATTTATCACTGCCAGGAAAAGCTCCAAAAGGTAAAGTTCTTTGAGTATTTACAGTAACTCTAGGTAGCCTATTATCACCACTGCCGTCTACAGCTACATATTGAAATCTGTTCTTGCAAGACTGTAAGATTTTGCCACATAAATCGCCTCTAGACCAGAAAGTAGAATTGTTGCTCGGTGTTTCATCGCTATGTGACCTAGTACAGGTCCAAATAGTATTTGAGTATTCTACATAGTCACTTTGTTCGGGATTATCCGAGTTTTTGTCATAGTCCGTTGAGTTATCCCATACGGTATAAGCACGTGCCTCTCTCCAGTCTGAACTTGAAGAGCTTGGAGATGTTGAAGTACTTTTTACACACTGCCAGTACCTTCCGCTATGTGACCTGTAATCATTAATAGTAGCACTACTACTAAAAGCAGTAAAACTTCCTACAGGTACTATGGGTTCGTCGTTAATGCTAAAATAAGCTTTATGTGACTCGATACCTGTTTCTACAACACTATTTGTTCTCCAAGAACAACCTCCCTTACCTGCTTCAACTCCTTGATATATCCAACTGCAGTATTTACCAGTAATTACTCTTCCAGGTATACTTACCTTCTCTAGGTCATAGGATGCGGCTAGTTCAAAAGTTACAAAAAGATTATTAAGTGCTGTTACCCTATCTATAACAAATTTTTGGGAAGGAAATTCTACTGGAGGATTAGAGTCGGCAGGCTGCCCAACTAAGTATTTTAACAAAGTCTGTCTTCTAACAAGAATTTTACTAACTAAGTCGTCATTGGAGCTTATCCCTCCTGCGGAGAGAGCATCCCTGAACAAAGACAGTACATTTGCTATAGTTAATGTAGGTCTGGCTGCCGCACCGTCTCCGTTTGCCTCTATGCCGTCAACGTTTATAGGAATAGCTGCATATGTATTTATTGTGCTAGGGTTTGTTTTGTCCCTAAATCTAATGTCAGAAAAATCTTCGTTGACCCCCTCGTGAAAGTATAGAGTGCTATTACCTAAGTTAATTTCATATAAAGTTATAAGAGCATCTCCCACATCCTGTAACTGTACTACTTCTACTAATTCGCTCATGCTTCGTATACCCTTCTTAAAGTTGTGCTAGCGGAATAAAATGCATCATATGAGTAAGACTGAGAAACTTCATCTGATACTACTTTAATCGTTGTTTCTCCTGCATTATTAGAGTCAGGTATAGTGAAATTAAAAGAAGTTATACCACGTAAGGACAGTAAGTACCCTGTTATATCATCAATCTCTTCCCTGGTTCTGTTTATAAAAGATATATTAAATATTTCCGCTCTATTATTAATACCGTCTACGGTTCTTTGTTCGTATCCGTCACCAAAAGAGGCTAGCAAAACTTTGGGGGCGGATGCTCTAGCCATACCTTTGTCCGGACGAATATCTCTACTACCAAAGGCAGGTGTTGTTGAAAATCCTAAGGCCATTATGAGGCTCCGTAAGGGCTTAAAATTCCGCCCGCTCTTTTTTGGTTTTGTAGCTCTTTCTGTACTGCCAAAGCTACTTGTCTCCCTAAACTTTCTGCGTCAGGAGAGGAAGCGTTAGAGTTTGATTGAGCCCCTCCGTTCCCATCTATTGTTATATTAACTTCTACGCTGTTTTGTTGAGCTCCTCCGGACATTTCTACCGGTATAGACCTTCCGTTAGGTAGAGGAACAATCGCTTCTGTACCATGTAGCATAGTTGCAGAGCCTAATGGAGAAGATTTAGCTATGCCTCCATCTGCGAATCCCGGAATAGAGAAACCTCCTGCTATAGCGGAAAGTCCTGGCTTGATTATCTTGTTAAGAACTCCCCCTACTCGTGCCCTACCCTCACCTTTATCTGTATGAGTAAAGGGCGTGTTCTGCCCTTCTAGACGAGTAAACGTGCCTTTCCATTCGCCGAGTATAGCGTTACTAATAAGAGACGCTACTTTTACTCCTGCGGCAAGAAAAGAAGAAGATATAATTCCAGCTTGCTTCGTAGCGCTGGTAATTGCTGCTGTAAGGTTCATCTTACTCATCATCATTTGAACAATATTCTTCGCCAGTACGTCTGCCACAGTCTCCAACATGCTAGTGGCTATAGTACGTAGAGCCTCTTTCAAGCTACTTTCATTGCCTTTTATAAAGTCTGCAAGACTACCTATTGCAGAAGTCTCTAAAGATTGAGTAGCAGCGTCTTCTAGCTGGTTCATTAAATCAAGCTTTCTTTGTAGAGCTACTTCTTGCGCTTCTATAATTAATAACTCTTCTCTTAGTCTATCGCTAGCTTGTGCCTTCACAGAAGTCGACTGTTCACTTAGTCTTATAATCTCGAGTCTTTCTTCTGCGTACAACCTATCAAAGGCGAGTGAGGTTTCCTCTCTCTGTAAGGAGAGCAGGGCTTGTTGTCCTGAAGTCGTACCGGTTCCGTCAACTACGGCCCTTAAACTCAGCTTAGCTGTATTATCTAGTCTATCCGCCTCTAACTTATTCATCCTACCTAGCAGGTCTATTTGGTACTCTAAAGTATTTATCTGCTCTACGCTTGATTTATTAATAGAAGCTGCGGTATCTAGTGCAGCTTTTTCTAGTATTTCCAACTCAGCTCGAAGTCCTGTAACAGCTTGCTGCTCTCTAGTTTCTGGCATAAAGGCTGCCATTACTTGTCCTACGGCTTGTATATTATCTCTTGTAATCTTATATAAGCTACCGTATTCTAACCCTAGTTCTACAGCCGCAGATTTTAACTTTAACATATCTTCAATACGTTTTTCTATTAATGCAGTATCGTTTCTATCAGTGGCCCAAAGCTCATTTAAAGCATTAGACCATTGCTCAAATACTTTACTTTTGCCTACTCCGAATATTCCATCTAAGTCAGATGCTTTTATTAGGTCATCATAGTACTCTTTTAATTCAACCCCCTTGAGTGAGTTTCCAAAAGTTTTCGCTATTGAAGCTTGAAATTCTCTGGCAGTTACAGGCCCTACTATAGAGTTGGGATCTGCAAACCAGCCTGCGAAGTACTTAACCCATCCTTGGTTGCCTCCATTTGCGGCTTCAGCAGCAGCAGCTTTAAGAATTGCACCTTCTGCTTCCACTCCTACGCTATTTAGTCTTTTAGCCAAACTGTCATAGAATTTTAAAGCGCCGTTACCATCCTCTATTACAATCTTTTGTACTTCATAGAAGTGTTGATACTCTTCTGTAAGTTCTGACATTTTTTCTGCTGTTAATTCTATACTAGACTGAGTGTGTTTAGACTCTCCCCTCCACCATTTCATAATAGCTGTTATCGCTGTAGTTGCAACAGTCCACGCAATAGCTACGTAACCCAGCCAGCCTAGTAGCTTACTTCCGAAAGACACAAAGCTAGCTAAGGCTACTTTCATTTTAGCCATAGCCCCTACAAAAGCTACTTTTATTTTTGCAAACGATACTTGCGTTTTTGTAGCCATTACTTGCATAGATTGTGTTGTTCCTCCCGCAAAAGCTTTGCTAGCTGCCCCCATTTCTGTAAGAGCACTTTTCCATTCAGCTTTTAAGGGATCAGCCATTTTAGTAGTACGGGTTATGGCTGTCTGCATTCCCTGAATTTGTCTACCGGTTAAGTCTGCCCCTAGCCCTGTCGTAGCCATTTTGAATCCTTTTCCTGTAAAAGTAGGGGGAAGACCGCCTAATCCTTGTAGCTTGTCAGACGCCGCGTTTACCTTCATCCTAGCTGCGTTTGTAGTCTGTGACATAGTAAGAGAGTCTAAAGCTGCTTGAGCGTTTCTATACCCATTTTCTGCATATGCGGCTGATTCAACAGACGCTGCGCCCCAGGACTCGGTATTAAGTATGTTAGATATTATACCTTTGGAGAATAGCGCCATGATAGCGATACCCGCTGAAGGAAACTGCGTTAATGCGTCTGCTATAGGCCCTAGAAAAAAATTAGCTACTCCTTTTACTTTGTTTAATAGATCATCAAAAGCTTTTCCAAGTTTTATAAAAGAGTTTGTTGTGGGAGACATAATAGCTAATATACGCCCGTATTTTTCCTCTGACTGAGTAAGCACATCATTAGCAACGGCTTGAGTTCTTTCGAAAGGGGTTAACTGATCCGCAGTTTTACCTATAGCGATTCCATAAGCCTCTGTAGCGTCCTTTAGGCGTAAAATTATACCTAGTTCGTCTAAAAGTTCTGGTTCCGCTTTTGTTACACCACGTACTAGTCTGTTAAACGAGTCAGTTACATCTCTACCTAATATAAGTGAGGCGTCTTTTGCAGCCTTACCTAAGTCTTTTAGTTGTTGAGGGTTTAGACCACTGGCTATACCTATAGCAGCCGCCTGAGATGCATCTGCGTACGTAATCTGAGCATCCGTAGCTGCTATAATATCGTTAGTTAAAGACCTTAGTGCGATACCTGTAGCCGCCGCATAGACAAATTGTCCTTCCTGTAGTGTTTTTAGCTGTCCTGCGCTTTTTAAAAAGTTGAATGCGGCAGATACAGCAAATATATTAGCGGCCAGAACCGCGTAGGCAGGTATAAGCTGTCCACTCATGCCGGTAGCCATTTTAGAGAAGTTTTTAGTAGAGTTAGAAGACCATTGGCCCACACCTTTCAGCCCCTTCGAAGCTCCACCGCTGGCATCTTTTACCTTATTCAGGCCCGCACCCGCAGCTTTCGAACTTGCGGTTGTTTTTTTCAACCCCCCATTCTTGTCTACGATGTGCGTCTCTATGGTTACTGTATTCTTTGCCATTATCCTTGTACTTTATGGGTGAAATTCTTACCACCACTTGAAGGCTTTTTCTTTCCCTTCTTGTTTTCCTCTTTTTCAGCTCTATACATTATGAGGTTGTTTTCGTACATCTTCATAAAGAATACTACTATTTGTTTATTATCTACTTGGTATATATCTAAGAATGTGTCTAGAGCAGACCAATTCTTACCTTGGTAGGTCCCGCTCATGCCGTCCCACTGTTCTGACAGAAAGCTGAGTATAAAAAATGCCACTTGTACTTCAGCTGGAAAATCCGACGTAGTAAGCGGCATCTTTTGGGGGTCTGGTTCTTGCCCTAACTGCTCACAAAGAGTTAAGTAGCGCGTTACCGTATGTTTTTGGTCTACCTCTCGTATGTGTTGAACAAGTAACCTATCTATCTCTATTACTTGTTCTTCGTAAAATTTTCCAGAGTACCTACTGCGTCAGAAATCCATGAGTCAAAGTCTGAAGAATTCTTCATAAGAGTCTGCGCGTTGTCTGAGGTATGAGGCATTTCATCGTCAGAGTCCAAGTCATTCAAATCTACCAAAAGAAGCTCTTCTAGGTAAGAATATTTAAAACCCGACCATGTTTTGATAATAGCATCTGTATATAAAGCTAGGAATTTGTCTTCGTCAAACACATCTTCAGGCTTGTGAGTTTTTTTATCCCACTTAGATGTTACGCATTTCTTGCGCAGCTTCATAAGCTCTGATCTAGCTAAGTAAGTTACAGTAACTTTTAGACCTTCGTATCCAGGCATTTCCAGTTCTACTTCTTTACTTGGTATCATTAAAGACTGTAAAGATACTGGTGTGTTCGGTGAATCTGTCATGTTTCTAAATCCCTTATTAAAAATTGAATAAAATAAAGGAGCATTTCTACTCCTTTATCTGATTTTGTACATATAGTATAAGTTAAAAGACCTTAAAAGTCAAGAAGTATTTTACGATCCTACATATGTAATTACTAGCTCGTCCGTAGCATCTATAGCTGTTCCTAAAGCACTAAAGTTGACTTCTAGAGCCACAACATCATCCAATGAGTGGGTAGGTATTTCAAGGTGAGCCTGCGCCATATTAAGCTCTATTCTAGGAACGGCTGTAGGGCCTCCTACTTTGAAATTTAGGCCAAATTGGTTTGTAATTGTTGTAGTACTCTCAATAAGGTCTTCAAATAAGTCAATACTGTGATCTGTTTCAGAAGTATCTGCATTTAAGTAACACGTAAAGCTTCCCATAATTGTACGAGATCCTGTAACATGACCTAAAGGCTGGTTTACAATACCAAGAGTTTCCGGAGTTAAGAACGTCATGTTATTACTTACAGTAACGTTTCCGCCTGTTAAAGTAATATCATATGTAGACTCAAAATTACCTGAACCAGTCCCTGTTATAACTAAAGTAGTTAAGCGATTTCTAATAAAGTTATTTGTAGCTGTTGTTGCCTCATATAAAGTAGCTGTAGGCGGCGTAGTCTCATCAGATATAAGCGAACCAAAGCCACTCCATGCTATCGTGGCAATTCCGTCAATATCGAACTCTATCGAAGCTTCATTTACTACAGCTTCTGATATACTGTAAGAGGCTTCGTTCTCCCCTGCAGTGGCTCCCAGAACAAACCAAATCTTACAAGTACCTAGAGTTGTTTTGTTAGAGTCATCAAAGTCAATAACCATGTTGCTTAGAGTAGGTGTAACGCCAGGATATGTGTTACCCGCAGCAGAGATATCACTACGTACTCCTGTACCGACCATTAAAGCCCAAAGAGCTTCTTCTACTGCGTGATGGCTTAATACATCATCTGATGCCCCATCGCCTGTGCCTGTAGAAACAAAGGGTCTAATGTATGTGCTCATAGACCATTCGGCCGGCGCGTAGGAATCATTGAATTTCTTCATCCCACGGCGGCTTGTACCGTTTATATCCGACATCTCGTTTAGTGAGATTTCAGTACTGTTGGTAGCCTGCGAAAAAGAAAAACCATCTAAAATTGGTATTTCCCAAATGTTATCTCCTATCTCTATGTAGGCTTTAGTATCTCTACTAAAATATAAAACGTCTGCCATAATGTTCTCCTATGGTATTCTTGAAAAGACTTGGACGTGAACTTTTGTTCTTGCCAGTATTTTCTAATAACGAACCTCTACCAGCATTTCTGCTACTCCAATAGGGTCCAATACTCCTTCATCAGTATCTATACTGATAATAGTAATTTGTTGTGCAAACTCAGTCAGACCTAGTTTATCTGTATAGCTAAGCCTAGAGTTCTCTTCTAGTACCGTTTCTACATCTTCTATCAGGCTATCTAATGCATCCACAGAATCCTCTTCGTTTACGTATATTCGAACAGTTACAGATAAAAACCTATTTTTAACTCCGCCTCCCAAGTATTCTCGGGTTTCTGAGCCTGCGTTAATATGTATGGCAGGAAACTCTTCTATCTCATCCCAAAATTTTAGGGTGGGGTGTACATTTGTACCCATATCTGTCATAAAACTGCCCGATCCGTCTATTTTATTTAGTTCTGAAACGAGGGCACTTACTATGCTTTGTCTTTTGCTGGAGTACTTTCTTTCGTCCACCATTATGATCTCCTAGTGTGGAATTTGTTAAAGGCGACTGTGGTCGCTACTTCTCTTATAGACATATCTATTAAAGGCCTAGGATCTCTCTGTGTAGAGCCCCGTGCCCAGCCTACCTCAAAAGTTTGATAAGGATACAGCATATAGGTATAATCCACAATAGGAAAGCCTCTTGTAGGTGTAATTATATTTGTAACCTCTACACTGTCTGAGAACCTAGAGCTTACATTGTTAAGACGGGGGCTGCCCATGTTGCCTCTTACTGCCTGATGTAAGCCTTTATTTAAAGCTACAATCAGTGCTAGAGGGGAGGCCGATACGCCTTTAGCCGTGCCTTTGGCTTTTTTTATGGCGGTAGGGGCAGCTCTCTTAATAAACTGGCCTTTTGCATTTCTAGGTTGAGCAGCTCTCTTAATAAACTGGCCTTTTGCATTTCTAGGTTGAGCAGCTCGGGATTTTCCTGAGCTGCTCTTAGATATATTCTTCTTGCGGCGAGTCACCTTCTTGCCTTTAGAAGGTTTTCCTGCTATGGCATCTACTAGTACCTTTTCTATTTTCTCTGTTAGACTACTAGAGCCGTGCGCGTTAACTATTTGGGGGGCTAAGTACTTTATATATTCCCTAAATACTTTTACCAAGGCTTTCTCTGCTGCGGAGTCAACACCTACATTTTCTTTTCCGTGTTGAAAATCTATTATCGAAAAGTATTGTACTTTTAAAGCGCCTTTAGTAGTAACTATTTGACTATAGTCTGTAGTTAAAGACCTTAGCTCATTAGCTTGCTCCAGGCTTATACTACCTTTCATCATATAAGCATCTAGGTTTTCTAGTAGGAGCTTTTGACTGGCTTGATTGCCAAAAGAACTACCCATTTTATTCATGCTCTTAGCTATACCAATCTGAGATACTGCAGTTCCCCGAACTCCGTGACCTCTGTGTATGTCACTTTGAACACCTGAAGCCTGCTCTCTTGTTACTTCTCCAGATCGTGCTAAGGCGTTAAATATTTCTGTTTTTACTAAAGCTATCGAGCTTGCAAAAGATTGTACTATAAATATGTTTTCTCCTAGTCTTCCTTCTGGAAGTACCTCGGGTAATCTTCGTACTATAGCATTAAATCTGTTTTTATCTCCCTTTTGAAACCTTAGTTGCAAGGATAAAGCTTTTTTTCTTCCAGCGGATAAAGCTTTCTGTTCTGCAGCACTACTAATATCTATACCAAGGCTAGAACTAATAATTTCCTTTAAGACTTTAATGTCCCTAAGTATTAAAAGCTGGCCTGTTTGGCCTTGCACTAGTTTTCTAGTACGATCTCTAGCTGCTTTTTCTAAAACCCGAAATAGAGGTTCAGTTATTTTTGTATCTATTTCACTCATCTATCTACGGTCTCTATATAAGTCTAACACTCTTTTAATATGGTCGGGGAAGGTAGCTTGGTTAACCTGGCTGGAAGTACCACTGTTGCTTATAGTGCTGCCCTGTAGCGTTTTCTGTTTCTTATGTTCATCTTTGTAGTAATAAGTGATAAGATCATATATAGCTAGTTTCAGGTCTTCAGGAGTTTCCGCATATCCAGCCTTGTATACTATCTTAACAGACCCAGGTCCTCTAGACCAGTTTAAGTAGCCCGTGGATTTATTAGTCCTAAGAACACTATCAGTATTTAAGTCAACGTAATACTCGAAAGCTGCCGCAGTTCTAAGAACATAAGCCTCCGAGTAGGAACTTCTTTCTTCTATAGAAGTTATGGAAATTACAGGAAACTCGGACAAAGCGAGAGAGTCTGTATCCTCGTCGACACTAAAGTACTGTGTTTTGTCTGTGTCGTGGTTATCTATAAATGTTCTGTTGCAATAAGTCTTTACTAATTGACTCACTGACTTCACCAATACGTCTAGACGAGCATCATCCTTGACATTTGTCATGCCTTGAGATTCTTTATATTCTTCTAGTGTTATTAAGTCAGTCATATTTAAGCCAATTAGTAAAAACTTGGGGGAGCGAACCCCCCCTTGTTTGATATAAACTTATCCGTTAGGATTAAGTAGCAAAGTCAATCTTTACAACGCCGTCATGTCCAGTAACACCAGCAGTTAGTTCTTCAAAACCTAATGCCTGGCTACCAACAACAACTTTACGCTGTGCCATTACTTCGTAGTCTTGCTCGATCTTAATACCGCGTAGACGAGGTATTACGTAGTTACGGATGTTTACAGCGAAGGCTGCTGGAGTTCCGTTGGCTTCGGCAGGGAAGGAGTCAGAAACAACTACCTGAGAACCGTATACGGCACCAACTGTACCATTAACCTTCATGGCGATATCACTACCAACTTCGTTAATATCTTGGAAACCGGCATCGTCTAGTAGGTCATAGTAACCGTTCTGGCTTACGATGTAGGCGATATCACGAGGATTCATACCATATTTACCCATTACTTGACGAGCGTCTAGAAGACTGCCTGCTGTTAATAGCGCGCTGTTGCTTAAAGTTAGCTGGCTGTTTACGATAGAAGCATATCCGTCTAGGCCTGTAATTGAACCAGCACCGTTGATGATCATGCTATCAACTGCGCGTGCGTGTGCGCGGGCTACAGCGTCTACTAACATAGGTAGAAGCGCGATTAGAACCTGTTCGTCAGTATCGTTATCAATATACGTGCTAGAGATTAGACGGTACGCGTTCAGGATTACTTGCTGTACGTCGAATGCATTGTCACTGGCACCAAGCTCTTCCAGGTTACCGGCAGTAGCACCACCAGTTTGGAATGTAGCAGGGTTAGAGTCTGGTTGCATAGGTAGAACTGTCGCACCGGCAATCACTGGGATTTCACGGAATAGGCCAGCTACTCGTAGTTCCTGCATGATTTGCTTTTCGATAGTACGTGCAACTGTCTGGTCAATATCAGCAGCAGATGTTGCGTAATCTACACCGGCTTTCTGCAAAATACCTTTAGCAAAGTCTGTATCAAATGACTTACCTGTGATAACACCAAGTAAATGTGCTTCTAGGAAATCTTGTCCGAACTTAGTAACATCGCCAGCCTTACCACGATCTTGAAAGTTCATTTTAGATTCACGCATAGCTATAATTTCAGCTGATTTCGCGTCTAAGTCTGCTTGGAATGCTTTAATAGTTTCTTCAACTGTTGCATCCTTAGCGGCTAGCTTAGCTTCGAAGTCTTTAATTAAGTCTTCAGAGCCCATTCTTACGGCAACAGAAACTGCATCAGCAGTAGCTTTTTCGTTGGCGACAATTTTAGCGGCATCATCTGCTAAGGTCTTTGCAGCAGCTTCTTCTTCAACTTTCTTAGCCGCTGTTTTCATTGCAATAGCTACAGCAGTTTCTTCTGCTATTTGCTTTGCGTACGCTTTTAATTCTTCGGGTGTCATATCTATCTCCTGTGGAGAAACAGTAATTGTTTCTCCTTCCGGTGCATCACTAGCTACCTTAGAAGCATTAGCTTCTTCTTGAGCCAGGGATTGACCGGCTAGGTTTGCACTATGTTTAAAGGTTTGTTTATAGTCTTCGTATTCCTTCTCGGAATTAAACGACTTTGCTAAAGAAAACATGGCTGCTTGATTACAAGGAATCGATACTACGGATACCTCATACAATTCAGCTTCTTTAATTAGCAGTCCATTAGTTTCTTCTATATAGTCAGCATCCTTAATTCTAAAACCTACGGAGAAAGCTCCAAGGATACCTTCTTTAATTAGGTCACAGATACCACCGGCAGCTGATTTACTAATTCTTACTTCTAACTCTAATCCGTCAGAGCTAGTTATTACTTCTGTGGCCTTACCTATCGGTCTGTCATAGTCGTGATTAAATAGGATAATAGGATTAGCCTTGAAGTTAGCTAAACCTCCTTTGTCCCAGGCTCCTGTCTGTATAACGTCTCCAGCTCGGTCAAAATCAGGTGTGCTAGCATACCCTCTTATCACTACACTACCGTCGTCAGCAGCCTTTATTTTATCAAAGCTAGAGATCAGACTAAAAACTTTTTTTGTATACGCTGCCATTAGTTTTACTCTTTGCTCTTTGGTTTAGAGTCTTGCCCTACTTTAACGTTCTTTGCTTTGATTACTAAAGCTGCTAAAGCATTGACTTTATCTGTATTAATCTGAGTAGAGTTAACTTTTACTACTGGTTTATAAGCTTTGCCTTCCTCAGTACCTATTATAGCCCAAAGTTCAGGCTCTAAAGTTTTGACCCTTTTTAGCATTCTGTTCCAGCTGCCAAGGTGTGATCGTATAGTTGCTACTGTAAACGGCTTATTTTCTAAGTCTGCCCACTCTAGCGGATTCAGTATCTTTCCTTCAGCTATAAATGTTTGTACAATTATTGTGCCTACTTTCTTTTTTGATCTTACAGTTGCCATATTATTCAGTTCCTTCTTCGGGTCTTCCGCCTTCAGCGGGGTTAGCGGCGCTTCCGGCTATGTTAGCAGGAATACGTACTTTATCATTCTCTTCCCCGTCTAAAGCAGGTAGTCCAAGAGGCTCACGTGCTTCGTTTACTGCCATTATACCACCATTTACTAGGGTGGAATAGTATGCGGCTTGTTCACGCAGTTCAGGCTGTAGAGCCGGGATGCCTGTAATGTCTTCCGAAAGCTCGTATCCAAAAAATCTTTCCATCGAAAAATTAATTTTCTTTGCGATAGGAAGTACAGTCTCAAGATAATATAATCGTAAATTTGGGCGAAGGTTAGCGTTGTTTCCGGAATCCAAAAGAATTGGAGGGACTCCTAACGCGCTTAAAATAATCTTTTCATTCGCAGTTATAGAACTTTGAAAATCTAATTCTTTAAAATTTACGTTCGAAATACTATCTACCGTTAGTCCGCCGTCTAGGATTAGAGGGTTACGACCTCCTGCGTCTGGACGGAATTTTGTAGACCAGGATGCGGTCATACGGTCTTTAATTTTCTGGGATAAAGTATCAGGACTTCGTAACACTAGTCCTGGTATTGCTCCGTTCTTAAAGAAGTTTCGTTGAAACTTCTTCATCGACTTAACCAGCTCCATAGTAGACTGGGCCGGTTTTAATCTTGAGTCTCCTCTATATATAGACTTAAAGGAGTTTTCTTTTATGTGTATAATTTCGTGTGGCAAGAAAGGAGTACTATCATTGTAAGTATACTCTTTTATATAAGTCTTTTCGTCTGGTACTATAATCATCTTAGAGGCAGGTAGGTGGTAGAGGTAACTACCATCAAAGTATATAAAGATATTACCATCTATTAAATAATCAACTATCAGATTTCTTCTGAAACTGTTTATATCCTGATAAGGGTTAGGCTGTGAATTAAGCAACCTTTCTACAGTAACTTTTCTTGATCCCTTATGTACACTTATACCCCTAATTGGGTCTCCTACTCTAGTAGGAATCTCTGAAACATCATCAACGATCATGTTTACACCACGGTTAACAACTTCAATTTGTTCGTAACTTTGTTCGTAACTAAATGTAGGCTCTTCAGAACTAGAAGACCCGTATTGAGATGCTATCGTAGACTGGACCGGGTTAGCTTTAAACCTCAAGTTTACCCAAGTTTTTTCAATCCATGACTGCGCCATATTTATCCTTTTGTATGCCCACCCAGCGTTTTTGCTTAGGTGCGGTTCCTAATCCGGGGTTCTTCCCGTATATAGAGTGTAGTTTCAAGTGGTGAGCGTGGCACAGTGTTGCGGTGTGTACGTATAGCTCTTCTTGGTGTTCTGCTATAAAGCGATCTCTATGCTCTACTACATCGTCTTCGTTCAAGTTATGCTTAGCACTCCATCTGTGGTACAATAAGCTTAGTCCGTGAAAATGGTGAAAGTCGAGGTCGGTAACTTCACCGCATATCTCACACTCCGTTCCTTTTTCATATCGGGCTTTAGCCTTGTCTCTAATGTACTTAACAGGGTCTCTCTTTAACATAGTTTTTTATTTTTATTCAATTATTTAATATCAAGAATTATATCGTTGTTGGGGTGCTATGTCAAACACTATTTTAACAAGCTCCTGAAGTTGAGGACCTGAAATGTAGCAGGTCCGCTATTTTAGAAGCCTATTTGAGAATTTCTAAACGAATATATAGCGTATCTCACAGCGTCGCCCATGTGACAAGCATCGTTGTGCTTTGGTTTTTCTTTTATAAGATTTGGATTTGGGTCCCATTGGTACGAGTCTAGCATGTACAAAGAGTGCATACACTTCATATCTACTATCAGATTATCATTATCAATTACAGCGGCTACATGGCCTATGCCGTCATTAACAGACTTCTTAGCGTTTATAGTGCTAATGTCGTAATTCTGAGCAAAATCGAAACGGGTCTGCTGCGCAGCGGAATCAATAAATATCATATCTATATCCCACTTATCAATCATCTTGCGTATTTCTTCGGCGTGCTTATCCGTAGTCTTTTCGTTGTCCATGTACTCGTCTAGTAGGAAGAACTTCTCTTGGTCCCAGTCATATCCCAATACACAGAATGCAGTAGGGTCACGAAGACCAACATCGAGTCCGCCTATGATTTCCATTTTGGTAGTGTCCATTTCAGACAGGTCAGCAGTGCATTTTTCGTAGTTGAAGTTATAAATCTGTCCTTCAAACATATTGAAGTCAGCCTCATACTCTTGCTTAAATTCAGCCTCACTCATGGTCAGTCGAGCTTCACGTATGTCTTCTTCTGACATTCTAGGGTTATCTCTGTATGTGGCTTTTATGCTACACCATTGAGGATATTGATCATTAAAGCCGCGATCAAAGAACTCAGAGAACCAATTATTTCGTCCACGAGGGGTTGATATAAATATAGCTTTAGAGTTAGGTTTGTCTAGTGTTGGTCTTAGGGCTACGTTAAAAGCCTCTCTACCGTTAGCAAGAGCCGCTTCGTCAAATATGATCAGGTCATATGATCTACCAACCGTGGAGTCAACCATGTTTACAGACCCCATACGTACAGTGGACCCGTTGCTGATTTCTATGATCTTGTCTTTTGCGTTGTCGCGTGTCACTTCTATATCAAAATGCTTGATTAGTTGACGCTGAAGGTCGAAGGAGATTTGAGAAAGGGAGTAGTTCGGGGACATAACAAGTATGTTCGACCCAGGGACTAGGGATACTAGCTGTCCTATTATATTGGCTATGTACGTTTTACCTTGTCGTCTACTGAGAGCCGCACATATAAAACGATACTTTGGATTGTTTACAGCATTAATGAGTGCGATCTGACTAGGTATTGGATCTACGTTCAAGAGCTCTAAATAGGGTTTTACAGGAAGCTTTAAATATCGAGTTTCTTTAGGGTATTCTAATAGCACTTCCGAGGAAACATCTGCCCTGCTTACTATGACTGCCATAATTCTGCCTCTATTTCGTCTAGTAATCTATTGACACGTTTACTGCGTGGGTCTGAACAGCATCCAGCCATAGCTACTCGTATCTTTTCAATGTTTTCTTGTACTTTATTCGATTTCGATTTCGAGATCATCATCTTCTTCTTCTACCTCAAACTCATAAACTGTTAGTTCACCAGCTTGTGAAGCTGCAATAGCCTCCGCCTCAGTTTTAAACTTATGCTTTAGGCCCGAAGCGTCTCTCCAACTCCATCCCCCTCTTTTTTGTTCTATCATAGTGTTTCTCCTAACATGCGCTGTAGCTGGTGTTACCCATCATTTTCTTGAGCTCACCTACTATATTTCCAATTATATGTTCCGTTTCATCTGTAATTATTTCTTGACTAGTTGCAAAACTACAATATTTATAGGCAACTTGACCGGTCTCTTTGTTCTCCATAGTACCGATTAAGTACCAAATAGCATGAGTCACGCCTTCGTCTAAGTAGATTCCTCTAAGTAAGCTACTAGGTAATTCAGAAGTATCAACGAATAAAATACCGTTGCGTTTTAGTTCTGCAAGTCGCGATACATAGTCGCGATCTAACTCTACACCAACGTATGAGTGAAAATCGGCAGTGTCTTCACGATATTGATAAATCGCAGTAGTCTCACGGGGGTCATTCAACCCATTAACTGCTACTAGTATCATAAACCTGTCTATAGAAGAAGTCTTACAAAACGTTTGTATCTTACTGCTAATCGTATCCCACTGCTGTAGATTGACAAAAGTGTTAACCGCTTTTCTTTCAAAAGCGTGTTCAGTTCTTATCTGATTAATCTTTGAGTCCTTACTAGAAACTTCAGCTTTCTGTTTTCGAGAGTGAGCTAGAAAATAGCCTACCGTACTTGTCCATATTAGTCCGCCTAAACTTATTAAGGCAATCCATATTTCTGTTTCCATTATCTAGCCTTCCTTTAGTAACTTCTCCATAAGAGCGCCATAGTTACCCTGCCCAAAAGGCATTCCATCATTAATTTGTACATTGGTTTGATTTCTTATATGGGTTTGGTCGGTTTTGGCCGAGTCGTTCTGAGCCTTTATCTCGTCCATTCTCATTTTATGGGCTATCTGTAGTAGTTCTAGTAAGTCTTTGCTAGAGTAAACTCCACTCTCTTCTGCTTCTTCAAGTTTAGAAGCTATCATAGTATCCATTAAACTACCAATAGCATCTCTGTTACGGTATCCTAGGTCTAGATATACAGTGTCTAGGTAACGCTTAACTTCACGATTACTTATATGCTCCACAACCTTCTGCTGAGATATGCTCATACTTTCCGCTACGGCCTTTATATTTCCATAGAGTAAGTATGCGTTGGCTATTTCTAGTCCTTCGGGGCTGATTAATGCGATTTCTTTTGACATTGTGTTATTATACTGAGGGGGAGCTCAAATGTCAAGAATTTTTTCGGGCTGGTGCTGGGGGCGTTGAATTGGGATAAATTCTGATAGATTCTGATAAGTCATATTGTTCCCGCTGCGATTTAGGCTCTGTTATTGCTTTTCAAAATAAGTTTACAGGGGAATATAAGCTGTACTGAGACCTCGCTGCGATTTAGGCTCTGTTATTGCTTTTCAAAATAAGTTTACAGGGGAATATAA